TCCGAAATCTGGGAAAGTCTTACTCCCATACATTAAACTCTCGCAAATCGCCCCTAAAGACTTTAAAAATGTATTTTTTTCCAAATCTGGTAAATCTTTTCCGATTTGAAGTAATACATCATAACAAGTACTTTTTTTACCTTTTTTTCGTAACTCATTAGTTATATAACAAGTTAACGAAATACATGCTAATTTATCACTAATATCAGTATTTAGATAACCTAAACTAAAATATTTGTCATAAATAGCTAACAATTTATCAAAACTGATACTTTGAAGATCCATCAAATGAATAGTTTTTATAAAGCATTAAGTACGCCGAGTACTTAAGAAGTGTTTGGAACTCCTTAAACCCATCTACTAATTCTTTAGCAGTCATAGATCTTACTTTAGTATAGAAGTTAGGTACAGTAGATACTACTAAATAATTAGCCTGTAACTTAGGATTAGTTAACCCATAATATTTCTCGGCACACAACTTTAATAAATACATATACATACCTAGCTCTCGATTATAATGGAATTTCGATATATTATTATCAAATTCCGATACTATCTTACCTATAGTCTTAACGTCATTTATACAAATAGTATTAGTTTCTTTATCTATTGTATAATTATCTAGTTTAGACTTTAGGTGTAAAATAGTCTTCTTTCCGTCAGGTCCTTCAGCCTCAACATCTAGCAATATAGCTTGTTCATTTTCCGACAAAGGATTTTCTAATACTCCAGTAGGATGTAGTAGATTTTGCACAGCTTTATTGTTAGTTAAGGCTTCTACACAAGAAATTACAATTTCTCTAGATTTATAATCTAGATATATTTGTTCTTTATCTTGAGATAAATTAAATTCTTGTTTTTGTCTAGCTTCCCAATAAGGAGTACATTTAGTTACTACTTCATTGAATCGATCATCAGTTATCTTTCCTTTATAATAATCAATTTTATCAGAAGCTTTAATTACATCATTTTTTGTAATATTTCTGTCAAGAAATACTGGATACAATACATCTGCAACAGCTCCTAATTTAGCAGTTGGTTTTCCAAAGTCTGGAGCAAGTTCAAATAGATCGTCCTGTAATACTAATTCATGTACAGCACTACCTAATTGAAACGCGGCAACAAATCCTTGGTCTTTAAAACCTTCGAAGAACTTTTCTGGAGTTCCGTCTTGTTTAGGATTAAGTAAACCTAATCTTGAATTACTGATATAATGACTATAACTTTCAGAAAAATAAACAGCATCGTCGATCTTTTGTAGACGAAGTGTGTCTAATAGTGGAGTTAATTTAATGTCTCTTATTTTCATAGTAATTTCTTAAAGTCTTTAAACACTGTTTCTATAAATAATTCATAAGTTTCCATTATGTGATCATAGTCTAATGAATATATTCTACCAACAGGACCCCAATCTTGATTATATTCTTTATTATACAATAAGCAAGGTACTCCTGCTAAATTCATAGCTATAAAATTAGAAACACTGTCATCAATAAAAACATCAACTTTACCTTTAATAAGATCAGCTTTATTTTTGACCTGACAATATACCTGATATACTGGCTTATTTGGGAAATTATTCTTCTTAAGCCAATTTTTAGTATATACTTTAGAATTAACTCTTTTAGTACAATATAATTCCGGATCAAAGTTTAAAGTATTAATTACTGGAAGATTTTCCCAGAAATTTTTGTCTTTAATTAGAACATTTTGTACATTTTTTGTTATTTCTCGGTCCTTTTTAGGCGTACCAAAACGCTCTAAATAAGAACCCATAAAATCTGCCAGACAATCATCTATGTCTAGCCCAATTCTTAATCTCATAAATTTAAAATTCTTCTATATCGCGTATTTCTCCTATATAATAACCAGACTCATACGCATTATCACAAAAATCATCCCAATCAGCAGGAATCTCTAAATCCCATTCATTAACAAGATTATTCATTATTCTACGTTCCGCCTCTTCCATAGAACGAGCTGATGTAGATACAATGTATGGATACCCACCATTATCACTAATTGGTACTAAATATTTACTCACAGTTCAATTTTCATAATAGGGTTCAAATCAAAACTACTTGGAGTAATCTGAACTAAATCTTTAGTTAAGATAATATTCTTGCTAAAAGATTGTTCATCATACAACCAGGTTTTAATCTTCGAATCTCTAAGATTCTTAATAAAGTGTGCTCCAAAGGCAACATTCTTGATTCCATTCTTTTCAATCACTTCTTCTAGATATTCAAAAGTACCTTCAGTAACTCCTTCAGAACTACGACCACTAGGCATTAAAGGAAGAAGAACATGATAAAGAATATCATCACCATACCTTGCCCATTCAGCAACAAATTCATCAACAGATTCTTTATCAGAAATAATATGATGAATATTCACATTGGTATCACCAAGAGTAATAAGTTTGTTTACTGCTGTTCTGGCGTAGTTTCTTATAGATTTATTACCAAAAGAAACAGCTACTCCTCAACCTTCTACTTTTCCGTCTTCTTCAACAGATTCAAAGGTCATTAAGTCATTTATATCCCAACCAAATAATTCACATACATCAGTTAGAAATGTTTTAATCTTCTCATGATCGTCTGATTCTATTACAAATACTTCACTTGAACTATTAGTAATAATATCCGAAAAACTCTGAATCATATTTCTTCTAAAATTTTAAATCGTTTACGAATAATTGCTTCCTCTTCATCACTTATAGGTCTTACAAAGACACATTCACGAAGATCTTGAAGAAGCGAATCAAACTCTAATGAAAAACCTTCTGGAGTTGCCCAAGCTTTCTTTTTACAGCGCCTAGCATACTTCTCAAATTCTTCTTGAAAAGTAGTATAGTTACCAAACTTAGGCATTTTTAAAGGATTTACTTTAATAATAAATGTTTTCATTTACTTATTAATTGATAAAAGTAATCTGCTGGAATTACTGCAACAGTGCCTCTACTTTGAGCACCATCTTTTCCAGCTTTCTTCCAAATCATACAAAACGGCTTTGACTTATCAGAACAAGCATCTCTAATATCAAAATAATTAGGCATATTTTGAGTATACTTAGATTGAATATTAACAGGTAATTCGTTATTCATATCTACAATATCTATTTTATCAGCATCAGCCATCTTATTTTGGCTTCTTGCTGATACACAGCCATCATATCCTATATCTCTTAGTTTATGAACTATTTCTAATTCAAAACCATTACCTTTTTTCTTATTCTTACTTGCTTGTTTTGAGCGTCTTACACTTTCGTCAGCCCAAATAAAGGTCATACCATCTTTACTTTTACTTCCAGATCCAGGTTTATTAGCTCTAGATTTAATTGAATTAACTTCTAGTCCTGTTTTTTCTGAAGCTAGTTCAATAGTTTCGAAAGTTTCTTGATTACCGTTTTTATATGTTACAGTAACACTTGTATTAGTCTATACTTTTTTTGCCATTACTTTTTACAAATTCTTTAATTAATTCTTCAACTTTCTTCCTACCTAAATTATGTACTAAATCGCTAAAATCTTTACAATTATATTTTCTTGGAATAAACAAATATTCTAATTCAGGATGTTCTTTACGAATCTTTTGCATGTTAGATAATCCAGCTATATCTGTATCATATAATACTATGATACGATCAAATCTAGATTTTAATTCTTCTAACATTTTATCGGATATAAATACATGTTCAGAATTAGGAGCTATTGCTGTTATTCCAAAACTATACATTGCACAAACATCTTTCATAGATTTAGTAATTACTAATAACTTACCAGTTTTAGGTAATTGTTTGTAACCCTGAATCGTTTTTACAGAAACATTTCCTAGAAACTTATATCCATTATTTTGATTTTTAGGAAAATATAAACGCCATTGTTCAATATTTTCTTTCTTACCAAAATAATAACCATAAATAGGAGCATGTTGAGTAGATTGAGCAAATATTCTACCATTTAAAAACACGGTTCTGCAACTGTGTATATTAAACTTTTTTAGAATATCTTTAGTTACTCCAAAACTATTCCACCATTTTAATTCGGATTCTGTAAAATCTTTTAATTCACATTGAATAAATGTTTGTTTCTCAGATTCAAACTTAGGTTGTACTTTAATTGTTTTAGGAGGAGACGTTCCTTTAATATATCCGAAGTCTTTTGCAATAATATCTAACGCTTCTCTATAATTACAGTTATATTTAGCCATAACTACTCCTTCGAAGGTTAGACATTGTCCAGTAGCAAAATCCTTAAAATATAAATTACCCGATTTACCTCGGAAATAGGCACATGTTTTATGGTTATCTGCTCTTAAAGGACTAATAAATAATCCTTTAGTTACAGGTATACCTAAATAATGTGCCATATATGTTTCCTCAGTATTTTTACTTAATAAATACTCCCTAGTTATCTTAGGAGCAAATTCCATATCTAACATAGGAAATATCTTCTAATTCTAATTCATAGATTAGAGCAAACTATCCAAATCGAAGTCGTTACCTTCAGGAGCCTTATCAACTCCGGCAACATCAGTTAATGGATCATTTGGCATTTCAGTTGGCTTAGCATTATTTACCTTAGCACGTTGTGTTTCTTCATAGTCAGTGAAGAACAACTTATCACCGATATAGTTATCAGCAATAAATGCTTCTCCTTGCTTGTTGATACCGACGAGTCTTGGAATAGCTGCAACTACTCTACCATCACGATTCTTACCAATCAATTTCAACTTGGTTTCTGCTCCCTTTACCTTATCCATTACCTTAATAAAGGTATTGATCATATCATCAGCAGACTTAAATTTCTTACTAGCTTCTACAAACTTTTCCCACATTGTAGGATTCAAAATTTGAATTGTTTGAGAAATCAAAGCCTTCATCAATTCAAAGTTAGATGGATAAACCATCTTACCGCCATTAGATGTATCATATTCTCTTCTTTGATCATCTCCTTCTTTAGGGAAGAAAACTCTTTCAGAATAATAACCATCTTCGTTTTCAAAATTAATTGCGAACATCTTATACTTTTGTGTAGGATCTTTCTTTCCATCAAATTCTAAAACTTCACAACCTGTAAACTTTACTTCATGAATATTCCATGCTGACAATGGACGACGTGTACTTCTAACTGCTGATTCTGCTGATAATCCAAAATTAAACATATTATATACTTTTTTAATGTTTCATATACTTATCTAATATAATAGTTTAATCTAATTAATATAACTTATTAAAGTTTAAATTCGAAATTAGCTACTTCTTCTTCAGGAGTATCAATTTCTAAATCCTCTAAAAGACCATTGATATCAAGATCAGACTCAATATCAACTATTTCTTCAGGGACTTTTATTTCTTCAGGTTCTGCATCACCTACTAGATAATAAATACCTTCTTTCTTAGTAGGTTCTAACCTAAAGGTTGTACCATAAGCAGCTAGTTTTTCATTAGCAGCTCCTCTATACGAAACCGTATTTTTGGCTGTTAACTTATTTCCTGCTTTAGTACCAAAGGCGGCATCAGTTCCTATTACTGGAACCGCCTTCTTATCCTTCTTTTCATACTTGATGTCTACACGACAATCTTCACAGACTTGCAACAAGTCTACTGCACTTTGAGTGAGTATAAGCTTGTTAGAATCAAGTGTTACAATAGGATCTGTATTATTATCTACTACTGTTTTTGTAGTAGACTTTTTAGCGACACTTTTCTTAGCAGTGTCAACTGTTACTTCCTCCTTACCAATATAGGTAATTTCACCTGTTTGCTCATTTACATCATAGTGAAAAACAATATCCAACTTCATTACTCTTCTCCGAATTCAAATTTATTAATAGTATCTATAACCATTTGCATATCTTGATCTACATATAATTCATCAAAACATCCTTTAGTACTTCTACAAGTATCAGCACCTAGAGTTCTAGTTCTAAACTTATAATCAATACTATCATCTGAATTAATGATTTTCTCAGCATACAATAAATAGTTAAACAATCCATCTACGTTAACAGATCTATCTAACAATTTACCAGTTGTAAAGAGTTTATATTTAGGATCAATATCAGTACCATCATTAACAATATGAGAAATAAATACCATAGTAAGGTCATCTCTCATAGTCATTGCTTCGATGATAAAGTCATAATAATGCTTTGCAAGTTCAGTATGCTTATCATATCCTTTTTCCATAGCTCTAGTCATAAGCTCTTGAGTCAAAAGATAATTAGCATCATCAATTACTAAAGTCTTAATATGAGGCATACTCTTGTCTATAATTTTCACAATTTTAGACACTTGGTTAAAGTCATTACTAAAAAACCAATTACCATTAGGTTTTCCGTTTTCGATAGTAAGCTTTTTATACTTACGACGAAAACCTGGAATAGTTAATTGTTTTGGAGTACAACTAATAATAAAAGTTTCTTCAGGGTTAAGAGTAGCCAAAGATGATGATTTACCACAATTAGAAAATCCGCCAATACCAATAATTTGAGACATTATAATACAAAATTAAAATCATTATTAGAATAATCTTCATTATCAGACTTTTCATCTGTATTATCTAAATTATTTAGAATATAATTAGGACTAGTATAACGTTCATAGTCAAATATTTCATCTGGTTTAGGAAGTTCATGGAAGGTATTAATTCCGCCAAAGAAGTTCATACCAACTTCAACATCGCAATCACCAAAACGATTCTTTAAAACCATTAATGAA